ATGTCCTGTGCCCCCTGACATCGTGACAGCACCTGAGGCCGAACCTAGATTAATAACAGTCCAGCGCAAGGCTGTACCAACCGCGCTTAGACCATTTAAAATCCCTAAGTCTGTCAGCGTACCTGTGGGCAAGACCAAAGTAACTGCGGCTGTCTGTGTGACAGTAGCAATTAACGTTTGTATCTGTGCAATAGTAAGTGTGGTAGAGCCAGCAGTAGTAATCGCTGTGACAGCTGGTTGAATTGAGTAACCACTTGACGTAACATTTGTTAGCGTACCGCCTGTGATGGCAACAGCAATTGAATCCTGATAAGCCATTGTGCCTAAAAACTGATTCAGCGGGATCTCGTTCGGATCGGTGCCGATAAGGTCGAGCATTGAGTCGTCTGTAAACGACTTTTCAGCGGGGTAGGTAACGAACACATCTTTTGTGTTGCTCGCGAAGTTAATCAGCGCTCCGCCGCTAGAAGATTCTAAAACCTGATTGCGCTGTAGCGTTGTTCCGCTCAGGGTGTATGTACCAACGCCAACTTCCCACTCACCGGCGGTCGCATCTACAATGGTGTAGTACGTCGTGTTACCGTCGCCGATAACAGAGAATGATTGAAACCCCGAAACCGCTCCGGCAAGCGTAATAGTGCCCGTGCCGGTAGTCGTGCTGGTTTCCCTAACTCGGTCTTTTACGATCAGTGCCATAACGATCCTTTTGGTTCTTTATACAGGTTTGGAAGTATTCACAAGCACCCAGTCTGCAATCTCAAATGTATTGATGGGTTCCCACTGCGCCCGAGCGCTCACTATGTCGGTCTGGGTCACAATGTCTACTACTCTTGCTGGGAAAATTGCTTGTGCCGTTAATACGTCTTGAACCGTTACATTATTAAATAATAACGCGTTTACGGTCATCTGGGTAGTTAATAACTCGACCGCCGTGGCAAGTTCTGAAATATCCGAGGCAAATACCACCAAGCTAGATGTCTCGTCCACTCCTTCAGCAGCTTCTTCAACACGCCCACTGTACTCAGGAATAGAACTTACCACGTCGTCACCACCCGCAGCCTCAGCCACACTGCGGTTCACGGTCAAGAACATGCCGTTTGCGTCAATCATATCGGCATTTTGAACCACCGAGGCAGGGAGCACGCCGGTGTTGGTTGGGGTATCTATTAAGATCGCCCCTTCATCCATAGTCTGAAAGCCAATAATATTTGTAGTTAGAACGTCTGCTGAAATCTCGAAGGTTAGATCTCCCAAGGCGCTATAAGGGCCCGAAGCAAACGCACCGCTCGAGAACCCACCACCGACTTGACGAATAGTCACCGCACGAGCAGCCTCAACAACTGAAGCAGTAAACGCCCCGGTGCTAAACTTACTGTCTAGCGCGGTTACCCCCTCACTAATAACAGGGTTAAATGTATTATTTATTAAAAACGCGGACTTAGAAGCCGTTGCGCCCTCATTGATGAAAACTCCAAATCCAATTTGCACATAAGAAGTTTGTTCTGCTACAGACGCGCCTTCCCCAACAACACCGCCATAAACAGAACCAAATGTCGTTGATAACGGTAACGCAGAGAAGGCGCCAGCGGAAAACATCGTTACTTATACCGCGTCAAGTGAGAATTGATACGTGACGTTGATGATGTCGCCGTTAACCACGGACCGATCACCCGGGGCTTGGAAGTCCGCCGCTGAGAACAACACACCCGTCGTACCACCTTTGGTGCTATTGCTAATCAAGAACGCGCCGCCTACCACTGTTGTGCCGTTAATAGAGAACTGAGCAGGCGCAGCGATGTTGGTGATAACAGAAGGATCTGCTGTACTAGCAGCGGCAAAAGAAGCCGCAGGACGAGTAGCTTGGCTGTATGCCGTTACTTCGGTCCAGCCCGCGTGTGAAGACGCTGTATCACCAGCAGCAGGGTTGTTTGAAGCACCCGCACCATACAGGCCGATAAACCACGCCGCCGTGTAAGATGAGCCTAGAAAGTACTTGTCGTTCATGTCTTTTAGACCGACGTTGACCACGAGGTTGTGTTTCTCAGCTTCCCACTTAAGGTTGCCGTCTTTATCAAAACACTGAACTGTGAACACACCACCAGCCTCAATCTGACCGTCTAATGCACCGCCAGAAGTCACGCTAGTTGCGATCGTATCGACGGAGTTTGCTTTCTCGCTAAACATAATAAAACTCCTTATTGAAGGCGCAAAATCGCCGAAGTATTGGATGCTGGAGGAAACGCCACGGTAAATGTTGTGGTTGATGTTCTATCTGCACCAAAGTCTAAAACACATACTGCTGTACCGAATAATTTGTATATCAACGCGCCTCGAGCGGTAATGGCGCCAGACCACGACACGTTATCAAACGAAACAAATGACACGCCGTCCAACGCAGCTACCGACGGTGTTAAAACCAAACCCCCAGCAGTATAACCGGAAGCAACAACCTCACCTACTGTGGTGTACACATCTGTCGTTTGGTCTAGTGTCGCCGTGTTGTCGTATAGAGCGATCTTGAGCGTGTCCGAACCAAAGTCAACCCCACCTTCTAGTAGGGCGGTCTTGAAAGCATTACTTGTGAAGTTGCCGGTGAAACTCATTGGACAGGGTACCTCGCTTGACCGCTTCTATAGCTGTCCTGCCTTTGCTTTCCGTCACCCAACTGCTTCAACAGCGTCATAGACTCAGTGTACTTCTGCTCGTAGTTGGCAATCACATCGGGCTCCATACGCTGGAAGAGCGAGGCTTGCCGCATAGCGCCAAAAAATAAAGCTGTGTCATAGTTGTCACCAAGCCAAGTTGTGCCTTCAGTAACGATTGACTCGGGATAGAAGAAGTAGTGGAGCTCAATGGAATAAGGCTCATTGGGAGTTGGGCCCAATATAAAAGATATTTCATTGGTGAGCTCCGGTAGCACCGTATCCGTCGTGCGTGGGCCAAAAATAGCGTAGTACTTGGGCTTGCCCAAATCATTGACCGATGGATAGGCTTGGGTGATAAAGTTCACGTCCTTATTCAGCAGGTACTCGTAGTTGCCTTGCGAGTCAATCACTGCCATCGAATACACCGATAGAAAATCTGTGGGTGCCGCTAAGTACTTAACGCTTGTGGTGGCGAAGCCCGTGACGTTCTTGCGCAAATATGAAATCTGAACCGCGTTGTAGATGTTTTGCTCAGCCGTGCGAATAAAGTTGTCGATGTTATCCAAGAACATCTGTTCTTCAGTTTCTGCAAAGCTAATAATCTTTTGACGCAGCTCAGTGTAATTCACGCCATCGGCCCTCGCGCTAGTAGCCCCTTAATCGCAGCCCCAGTACCACGGACTTTCATACCACTAGTCTTAACATCATTTCGACCCGGATCGCCCACACTCACGCGCATAGCAGGAGTATTGCAGCTAAAGTTATTGGCTGCCAACGTATTGGGGTCTGGCTTTTTGCTGATAACGGCTTTTAGATCCACAGGACCTCCTTGCATTGTGTGGGGCTCAGCGTACAATTCAGCGTCGCCGACTTCCTTACCCATAATTTTACGACTAAACTTGGCCATTATTTGCCCCTTTGATTCATCACCTTAGCCATACCACGACCGTAGGTCTTCATCATTTCATTGGTCTTGCCACCCTTAGCCATTTTCTTGGCGCCCTTGTGCATCTTATCCTCGTGGGACTTGACTGCGGACTTAGCGACTTTCTTCATTTGCTCTTTCATGGTATCCCCTAAATGACTGACACTGTAACAGTGCCAATGCTAATGCTTAAGTTTAAATTATTTGGCGTCAAACTACCACTACTTCCACCAACTGGGGCCCATCCCCACTGAAACACTCGACTACCGCCTGTCAGATCCCCGTCTACCCCTACACCGCCCACAATATACCCTTTCTCAGGACGGGGGTTGCGTAGCGCTTGTGGGTCATTTACTGGGCGTTCACCTAAAAATACTTGCGGTTGTGGCGGCTCCCAACACTCCGGGCACACCAGTATGTTGGTTTGAGTACGTTTAAACGTCAATGCCTTTAACTGTTTTAGCTTGAAACGCTGTCCGCACCGATCACATTCGGCTATTGCATGTTTACCGGAAGCAAATTGATTAGGCATTAATTATCTCAATACGACACACGAGGCACAAAACGGATCGGTGCTTTTTCCCTGTCTTCACTTGAAGCCATATCTAGCTGTTGCTCATAGTCCATCTTTAACTCTGCGCGACGTCCGGGGTCTACCGATACGATTTTCATCGACAGGTAATACGCAAGTCCTGCAACCATGCAGTTTAGGAAACGAAACGGAATGTCCATCGTTTGCGTTCCACTGTTACCAGCATCCTGAATACGGCGTAGCCGCCAGTACGCAAATGTATAAGGCTGGGATTGGTCAGGGGTAGGCCATATCGTAATCTTAGGGTTGTCCCTCAGTCGCTGAATCCATACTTGGATTGGTCTACCCTGCACGTTCTTGTTGGGGATCGTGGCGTATGTGGGTTCTGCGATGCGACTAATGTTGATGTCGGTTTGATTTTGCCCGGTGCCTGTGCGGATCACCATATCCATTAGGTCAATCGTGTCTGCAGGGATGTCATACGTAGACTGCCCCGGAATAAGCGTCACTGAGCCTTGGTCGATCGTCCACAAATTAATGCCACGATTAGCCCACTCAACGGTTAACAGATTCAAAGACCGGCGTGCTGTACGCAAGTCATAACCCGTGCGAAGCTCCGCACCACAACGCTCAAAGGCTTCTTCTACAAGGTCGGCAATATCTAAATTAAACGTCGCGGTGCCGGATGTTGTCATTTTCTGTATGCCTTAACTTTGCTTGCGATCTTTTTTGGCTGCGCCACGAACTGCTTGCCTTTCTTATTACCCGCCGCTTTTGCCTTATTGGTAGCAGCTTTTTCCGCTGGGCTTAACGCGCTCCATGCTGCATCAGGTAAGTACCGCTTCTTTCCTTTTGACGGCGAACCGTCTGAAGTGCGCCATTTCTGCTCACCCCATTTTTTCAAGGACTCTTGCGGTTTCTTCACTTATAGCCCCCGCCGGATTTTTTATATTGCTGAGCTAACATTTGTGCCTTACGAGCTGACCACTGCCCCGGATCACCGCCTTTACCACCGGCTTTGATGCGCTCAAACAACCCTTTACGCATACCGGGCTTAGTGTAGTTACCAGCTTCGTTCACGCGGGACTTCGTCTTGCCACCCTCGGCGTACATGTCGAACTTATCACCGTCTTTACGCGTGCCCACTTTAGGCATTTTGCTTGGATTGATAGCACCCATTCCGCGTGAGGGCCGCATTACACGAACCGCCCTTTGGTTTTGCCTTTTACAGCGATACCGTCAGCACGTTTAGACGCAGAGCTGATCTTGCCACCTTTGGCTTTCTTGGCGGTAGGCTTGATGCCGAGCATTTCTTTAAGCGCCTGAAACTTTTCTTTAACGACCTTTTTAGGGGCTTCATTTTCCGCACGTTGCGCATCTTCAAACGCTTGGCGCTCTTTCTCTTCTTTGCGATCCAGTAGAATATTCTGTGCTTCTTGAGGGATCTTGCCACCGTCTTGATATTTTTTCATGGTTACACCATCTTACACTTGGTTTTACCTTTCTGGGCGATACCATCAGCACGTTTTGAAGCGTTACCGACCGAACCGCCCATGGCCATTTTAACCATTTTACCTTTTGTTTTGCCTTTGGACTCGACGCCACCGCCCTTAGCCATTTTACCTTTACCATCAGCCGCAAACGAAGGAACCTTCTTGCCGTCTTTCATAACCATCGGCATACCGCCCTTAGCCATCATCTGACCACGAGGTGGCATTTGTGCAGGCATTTGTGCAGGCATTTGCTGCATCGGTTGACCACGCATAGGCATACCACCCATTGCCATCTTTTTAGTGCCTTTTGTTTCGTGTTTCATAGTTAACCCCTAAAGTATCCAAATAAATATCCAACAAGCCCAGTAGCACTGCTAACCGCGCCGCCGATCCATATAAGCGCTTTCCATCCGCCTTCGACCTTATCCATCTTGGTGTTAATAGACTGCAGTGTCTTTTTAATCTCATCCATGTCCGACACCATCTTATCCATATCGCTTTGTAGATGTTTGATGTCGTTGGCGTGTGTTGCTAACTCACGGGCGGTTTGAATTTGGTCGTCCATATCAGCACTTCCACCGTTTAAGACTTGCCGCCTTGCGTGTAGGGCGACCCTTCTCATCTTTCATCGGACCCGGCATACCACTCATGCGGGCGCAAAATGATTTTTTACGAGGTCCACCCTCGGGCTGTGGAGCCTGAAGATTCGATCCTGTCTTGGCGTTATATTTGGCGCGACCTTTAGCCGTTAACCCAGCACCTTTTGATACCGGTAGCTTTTCACCGCGACCAACAGCCAATGAGGGGGTCTTCTTAGCCATAGAACACAGTCGCTGTAGCATTCGTCAACGTTACGAACACATCCGTATCGAACAGAATACCTTGACCGGGGAACATAAGACTCACTGTACCTGCAGCCGCAGGGGCTGTATAAGAGAACCGGGCTGTGCCGCCAGTACCACCATCCTTAAGGACGACTGTACCTGCGCTGGCAAATGAGACAATGATCCCTTTTACCCGTGTTCTAGCGCCATAAGCCGAGCCAGAGGTTGTTCGTTCTGCAGCTTTAACGTCAGTTTGCATAATTAACTCCTAGTAAATCAAAAACCCGCATAAGCGGGGGAGCTAATTAGCTGAGTGCAGCACCGACAGCAGTCACCCAAGCCGTACCATTGCTGATAACAAGGCAAAATTCATTGTTACCCACGCCGTTGTTACTGATAATATAGATGGTGCCAGCGTCAACAGTTGTAGCGACGGGAAGGTTAGCCGTGGTTACAACCGGAGCGATAAAGCCGTTTTGTGAAGCCCATGGGCCTGATACGGTAGAACGTGCCATGATAATTCCTTGTATGTGCAGTACATCGTCCTATAGTCTCTGCATCGTCCGCTGGGGCGGTCTATAGGACTGGGGTTCCCCAGTGTTATTGTATTTATACTCGGTTTTTCCCCGTGAAGCAACTAAAATAGGGTAAAACAGGGAAACTGGAGCAATTGCATGAAATTTACCATCAGACAAGCGGACACACGAATCCCTGAGCACCGCACCGTGCTTATGTACTTGCAATCTAAGTGCCTACCCTCAGATGTACCAATGGAAGTCGAGCACGGTCACTGGTGGGTTGCGTACACGAAAGAAGATAAGCCTGTGGGGTTTGCTGGGCTGACACGTTCTGCTCAATGGTCAAACGCGGGCTACATGTGCCGCGCAGGTGTTTTGCCCGCCTACCGAGGGCATGGATTACAGAAGCGCCTAATACAGGTCAGGGTACGTAAAGCCCGTTTACTAAAATGGCAGTGGCTTGTAACTGATACGACACAAAATCCCGCTAGTTCAAACAGTTTGATAACTATGGGTTTCAAGTTATACGAGCCGTCAATACCGTGGGGGTATAAAAATAGCCTTTATTGGCGATTAGATCTCAGCAAAAACCGCAAAAAAAAATCAAGCAGATTGGACTGAGATACAAGTCACCTCAAAAGTGATTACCCGTGGGTCATTGCCCATCAACTGA